CCTACCCCTTACAAACGATTCTATAACATCCTCACGACTATAAAATTCTTCAACCATCCAATCTAAATCATATCCTGCTAATAAATTAATTTCCCTTAATTCACTAATCTCATTCTGCAACTCTAAATTAATTTCATCACATTCGTACTCGAACCAACTAAAAGGATAAGGAGTAGAATAATAACTCCACTTGTAATTTGCTACTAAAAATATAGACAAATATACTCATCATCTATATTTTAGACAATTCTTGGTTCATCGTGTCTGCTTTTGTGGTATTGCTACCACTACTTGCATTTGATGTAACACTCCACAAGCGTAAATTCCCGACAAGCCATCGGTATTTGTAAATATTTTTTCTTTAAGCAACATTATATTCCTTAGCATTCTTTAAATTAATACTCGCATTTTTATCACGATCAATAATAATTCCACATTCCTTGCAAATATATTCCCTATCAGAAAGTTTTAAATCCTTGTTAATACTTCCACATTCACTACACGTTTTACTTGAAGGAAACCATTTATCAACTACTCTTAACTCAATATTATTCCATAAACATTTATATGTTAATTGTTTTCTGAATTCATAAAAACTCTGTTCGGCAATTGCTTTGGATAAATGCCTATTTTTCATCATTCCTCTAACATTCAAGTCTTCGATTACGATATACTCTGGTTTGTTTTTCACCAAAGTATTTGTAATTTGATGGACATAATTTAAACGTATGTTAGATAATCTTTGATGAATAGTTCTAATTTGCGATTCTAGTTTAATAATATTTTTAGTTTTAATGAATTTCTTACCATCTTTATTCATTTCGTATTTTCTAGAAACTTTCCTTTGCAATCTTTTAAGTTTTTTCTTTAATTTTTTAACATCCTCAGTTTTATTGACATTTCTAAACGGTTCATCAATATTACTAACAATAGCTAAATCTTTAATTCCTAAATCAATTCCAATTCCTTCATTCTTGATACTTGAGTAGTCATTGTAATCAACAACATCACATAATACTGAAACATAGTATCTTCCAGCCTTCATTGAAACCGTACCACTTACTACTTTAGCGTTTGTAGGAATATAACCTTTTTCTTTCAATTCAACAAATCCTAAAGTTGGGATTTTGATTCTATGACGTTCAATAGTCCAATCTGTTTCATTATTCTTTGAAAAATAAATCTTAACATCTTGATTCTTTTTCTTTTTAAATCTTGGAAATTTAGATTGCCCTTTAAAGAATCTTTTGTATGCAGTTTCAGCATTTACGATTGCCTTTTTTCTTGCTTTAGAACCGCAATTATCAATCCATTTAAATTCATCTAATACTTTAACTTCATGATTAATATATTTATTAAAATCATTCGCGCTCATAAATGCTTGTTTCTTATCTATTTTCCCTTCCTTAAATAATTCATACAACTCTTGGTTTTTAGCTAAATAAGAATTATAGAGGAAACGGCATATGCCAATTGATTGATGTATTTTATTGATATGTTTTTCAGTTATTCTAAGTTCAGTTTTAAATCCTTTGAGCATACTTCCACATCCTCTATAATTTTCTTTTGAGGAGAACTACCATCTAATACCAACTGAACATAATAATGATATTTCATTAATGTAGAATTGTAAATCTTTCTACATTTCTCAAAATTCTTATTCAAAATATCTTCTTGATATTTTTCAGTTTTCAATGGAAGAGTCAAAACAAAATTAGACATAGTATTCACCACCTTTCTATTAATTAAATCTGTAAGAGAAGATACCCTTCTCTTACAGTTATCAAACTATAATAATCACAATTAACCGAAATTAATGCAAAATTCTATTACCAATATCAATTTCTAAATCCATACAATAATCTTTGGTTTCTTTCTCAGTGTCTCCATTGCACTTCTTATATTCATAAACACAAGTAAACAATTCATCACCAATTAAACATCTTTCTCTCATAGTTAAAATTGCTTCTCTAAATATAAAGTCTAAATCAAAACTCTCATACATACTATGTATCTCTTCCATAATCTTAATTATAACTTCCCAATGATCCTTAAAATTCTCATAGACAATCTGAGAAATACTACTTATCCACAAAACATCACAATGATAAAACTTATCATCATTCTTACCAATATCATAAATTGCATCATAAATCTTATGATAAATTTCATCATTCATAATCTTCAAACTGTTATAATAAGCATGAATTTTATTAGCAATTTTAGTTGGATTTGAAGGGGAAATGATATTACATAAATCAGACCATGAAAGGTGGATGTCTGTATTGAGTCTTAGTTCATTACACAAATGAGAAGTACGAAATTCCAAAAGTTCCAAGATATCTAATTCTACTTTGTCATCATAAGATAATTGTTTAGGTTTGGATAATTGTTCAGTTTTTCTCATAATTTAAAACTCCTCTACTTCTAATAATGTTAAGGCCTTGTGTTTACTTTGCCTCACATCTATTATTATAGAGGAGTCTTGAAAAATAGTCAATAGTATACGATAAAATATTATCAAATAAATACCTATATTTTTATAGAATAATTTTATTCATTGCGTTCATACTCTATAAGTTGATCAATGCTACACTCTAAAAAGATGGCAAATTTTACAAGTACATCTAACATCATATTTTCTGACTTCATAAGTTGATACATTCTTTGAGGAGTCATACCAATTTGTTTCGCCACCCATGTCTTTGATGCGCCAGTCTTATTGTGATATTCATTCACTTTTTCTTCTATTTTATTATAAATTTTTACTTGCAACTCAATCACTCCTTATATCATCTATTATACCACATGACTCATATGTCTATCAAAATCAAAACATATGTATAAGGAAGTGCGACAAATAATAATCAGTAACCTTTACCTCTATATAAGCATAATATCACACCAAACATATCCATGTCAATTAATTTTATTTTATACTTTACAAATCAAACTTATCCATGTATAATGATAAAGGAGATACAAATGGAAAATATAATAAAGAAAGGAAGTGATATTATCATTCGAGATGGGCCTAAGAAATAGATACATAAGGATATATATTTAATTGATACCCCTTAATACAAATACAAAAATAATTAAATTAAAAGAAAGAGGTAATTAAAATATGACAAACAATTTACAAATTTTTAATAGTGAGGAATTCGGTCAAATCAGAACAGTAGATATTAAAGGTAAAATATTCTTTGTAGCAAAAGATGTTGCTACTGCACTAGGTTATAAAAATACAATTGATGCAATTTCTAAACATTGTAGGTGGGTAGCAAAACACGATGTACCTCATCCTCAAAGCAAAATTAAGACAATTGAAGTAAATATCATTCCTGAAGGAGATATTTATAGACTTATAGCAAGTAGTGAATTACCTTCTGCTGAACAATTTGAATCATGGATATTTGACGAAGTATTACCAACTATTCGTAAGACAGGAGGATATATCGCTAACCCAGAAACAATAATTAATACATATTTCAATACTTTAGATGATAACCATAAAGGACTAATGTTAGGATTTCTACAAAATGCAGAAATAAATCAAAAGATTATAATGGAACAAAATGAATTAATTAAAGAACATGAACAAGATATTGACCACAAATCCAATGTCATTAAAGGTCTTGTCGAAGACATACCTCTTGCCTCTAAAAGACAAATCCTTAATCGAGTTGTAATGAAATGCAGTAATTTTAATGATAGGTGGAAAGAATTATATGATGTTTTTCAATTAAAGTATCATGTGAAAATTAATGCTAGAATGGATTCATACAATAAAACACATAAGTCTAAATTGAGAAGCAAATTAGAATACATTGAAGAAATTGGCATGATAGATGAATTGTATGAAATTGCTGTAAAACTATATGAAAATGAGGTAAATGTTTTAGTGGAGGAAATGTATAGATTACATGAGATTGTTTAGGATGTAAATAAGAAATAATATTGTTTAATTGAAATTGATTTAAAGAGACTCTAACCCCTTAGAGTCTCTTTTCTTTAGTGCTTTTATTAATTTAATCATCTCTAAAACCCATCAAATCAATCCGACCCATACAATCATATCAACAATAAATTCTGACTCAATACAAGCGATTGTAGTGCGTGTGATTGGATTGTGGATTTGATTGAGATGGGATTTTTGTTGCGGGATTTTAATCCCATTTCATCTTTTTTATTTAATTTCTACATCTAATTTTTGTTGCTTCTCTAATTCTTTATCTTGAATTTCTTTTAATTTCTTCGCTTTTAACTCATTTAATTTTTCTCTTATTTCAGTCTTTGATTTAGGTCGAATATAGATCAAAGTTGTATCTGTCGATTTGTGGCCAGCAATTTCTTTTGCCATCTCAATGTCACCAGTTAATAACATTACATTATTAATTGAAGTTTTTCTGAAACAATGAAAATGGAAATCTTCAACTCCAATTAATTTTCCAATCTTTTTAGCCCTATCCTGTAAAGTACCATAGGTCATTGGATGAAATTCTCCATTAAATCTAGTCATAAATAAAGAATCTACTTCAAGATTATCCATTTCTTTTCTCATCTCTAACCATTGTTCTATGTATCCCTTGCATCTCGTATCAAATACAACTTCTGCTCTACGACCACGTTTCTCTCTTATATCTGTAAACATCATTAAATCTAAATCCATAGCAGAGAGAGTAAGTTTAGATATAGCACCAACTCGATTAGCACTATCAATTGCAAGATGAAATATAATCCTATCTTGAATATCATATTTTGGATCGGTATCCAATTCCCTACTTATTGTTTCGATCTGCTCTTCGGTAAGAAAATAATCTTTAGTTATACGTTCATCATTAGCACCCTTCATACGCTCAATTTTATCTTTAAAAGGATGATAATCGACGGTTTTTCTTTTGACACTCCAACCATAGAAAGAAGATACTGCTGACACCTTTGTATTTATTATCTTTTTATTATTCTTCAAAGTATCTTGACAAAATGCCATAAATCCTTCCATTATTTCAATTGCGTTTTTAAAAAAATCTTCATCATATAAATTAACATTGTCCCATTCTTCTGCTAGATAAACTAAAAATTGTTGCATATAATTTTGATATGCCTTATAAGTAGTTTCTTCTACTTCTTTATTTTTCAAGATACTAGATTTTAGATATTTTGTATATAACTTTAAATTATCTGGATTTATCAAAACTACTTTATCTGGTGTAAAATATTTAACCCGTGTCATTTTAGCCATTAATTCACTTCCTTATTTTGTTTTATTTCCTTAATTCCACTACAAACAAAATCTACAACATCCTCAGTAATCCTACCTTCTTTAGCAGATTTAATAATAGAACAATTGCCTTTTTTATGTCTCTTACACTTGATACAATTATTATTTATGAAACTATCCAACTGTTCTTGATTATCAAAAATACCAATATAATCTGCATAATAAATTGTTAATTCTAGTCGGGGGTTTTTAGGATCATAGAAAATGCGACTTGCTTTTTCTAATGTTGTATTATCATCAACCCATACGACACCAGATTCAGTAATAGAATCTAGTAATAATTTCCAAGTATTATTTGCATCCATATCTATTCTTGGAAAATAAAACACGCTCTCAACTATTGTGTTCTTAAATTTATTTAATTTAGTTTCAAATCCTTGAATTTTTACCTGCTCTTTTATGTATTTTATAAATTCTTTTTTATACTTCTTTGCTTCAGATGTTTCATACATTGTAATTTGAGCCTTACCATTGATTACAAAACCTCTTGGTTTCAAATAGTGGTTTACGCTGACAGGTACAGAGGATATAAGTTTTAATACATTTGTCAATATATTTTCACTCCAATATCAAACAAAGACATCACACTAAAGCAATGCCTTTGTTATTATTTTATTTATTTTACAATTTATTTATATCTCTTCAAACAAATCTATCTCAATTTCTTAAACTCATTACTATCTATGGCAAATCTTTTTGCTTTCTTTAACTCCTTAATAGATTTTTCTGCCCTAACTGGTTCGACTTGATTAGGATACTCTTTAACTAAATCTCTATAAATTTCTCTCCAAGTATATCCTTTCTTACACATCCAATGTATCTCATCTTCTATTTCTCTAATGATAGATAAGTCTTGAGTTGATAGAAAATCTCTAAGGTTGTCTTGTTGCTTTAAATCTAAATATTCTTTTATTTCTTTTGCGTACATATTATAAAGAAGGTCATATGTAAGATTCGTAATTTTGGCATATGATTTTCGATTATTCGGTAATTCGCCATTTTGTATAAATGTTGATATTGAAGATGTTTCTCTATTTCGTCTAATAGTCCCATCTTTTCTAACAACTAATTGTTCTAACTCTTCTTGAGTGAGATAAATTACTGATTCTTTTGATTCTCTCAAAGAAAAATAATCTCTAATTACTATCTTATATTGTTTTCTTGCTAATTCACTATCAAGCAATTTTAATAAAAGGGAATATCCTTGTTGAGATAAAAGATAAATATTTTTAGAATTAGCTATTGATTGCTTGTTAAAACCCAATTCTAAAAGTGAGTGAGTTCCATTCACCGACTTTTTTAAGTCAATAAAATCAACTCCTTCTTCAAAATAATTATCAGATATATGATTATTTATATCTCTATTTACTTCTTTTAGCCCCATACCATGTAACTCCGCAACTGTTTTTGCTAACATAACTTTATGATCCTTACCAAATCCACCATAAATATTTGGAACATCAATACCACATACTTTTGTTTTGCCTTTAATTACTAACTCATTGCTTTTATTATTATCCATCATTTAAATTCCTTCTTTCATAATTATTATTAATCACTTATAAAATATTATTTCTTTCTTGGCCTTACACACCACTCACAATATGCATCATAACTTTCCTTTCGACTGAACTTATACCATACTTTCTTTGTCTCGGGATGTACACCAGTGGCCTTGATTACAACACCTTTATAAGCGTAGAAATTGGCTTGAAGTGGGTTGTAAACGTAAATAAATCCATCTGACTCTTTTTCTGTCATTTTAATATCACTTCCTTTCATTTTAAATTTGTGTATTTTGTAAACACAAAAAGAGACACCTTTTTCAGATGCCCTAATTTCTATTCACAAAATATTTAATTATTTATCGCAAAGCAATCCCTTTCCTACTTTATGTAACACTACCATCCTAACTACATAATCTTTATATTTCTGACACTCCCTAACATCTTTACAATTCTTTTCACAATATTCACTTGATATTAATTTATTATGTTTTACTTGAGATTCTTGATTAGTATCATTCTTATTTTTGTTCTTAGAAGGACTCGCCATTTATAACACCTACTTTATAATTACTTGAAGTCTAGCACTTCCTTTAGATTATTTTTGATTCGTTAGATTTATTTAACCAATACAAATTCAAACGAATGTTTTATTGAGTTATTTCAATTGTTTCACTTCAACTCGAAACGACTCATATTGTAATTCTGGTGAACCAGTATGAGATACACATTTAAAATTTAAAGTAATATCAGTTGTTGGTGTATAGAATCCACCTGCGACGGGTTGTGAACCTGCATTACCTCCAAATGTTGTCGTATATGATATACCATGTGATAATGATGAATTTGGAATTTCAGCCCCACCACTTGCGTTAACGAAAGCAAACCTTGCGCCAGCAGGGGCAGATGCAACAATCTGTACGAAACCACGTAATTCGTAGGTTCTTCCTACTTTTAGAGGAATGCCTGGAGGTGTTATTGGGCCCATATTAAAACTATCTCCCACAACAAAATTAATTATTGTACCAGTTGTTACTGCACTATTTACCGTTTTATATCCAGACATATAACTTAATCCACTTGTTTGTTGCCATGAACCTGCTGCTTTCGACCACGTTACTTGATCTACAGTAGATATTCCGACCATTATTATAGGGTTAGCATTACTATACGCTTGAAATTTACTCCATATGGAACCATCATAATAAGCTATATCATTCAAGCTAACCCCCGTAGGCAAACCATTACTTGGAGCTACAGTAAATATATAATAACCAGATGTTGTCGGTTTAACTACTGCCGTATTCTGTATAGAAGTTATTGTTGGATTGGTAACAGTTCTCTTTTGACAAACAACACTATAATTTTCTCCTTGTACTAATATTTTATATGTAGCACTTCCACCATCAACAATGGGGTTTGAAATTGCTGTGGGAGCAGTATAAGTTACTCCTGAAGGTGCTCCTCCATTTGCATTGGATACCGTTACAAATTTATTTATATACGTTGTATTATCCACACTAATTGCTGAGACTAAAGAAGTCCAATCATCAAAATAAAACATATCTGCTGAACTTGACCATACTGCCGAACCATTGGTAGCACTTGTGCATGTATATGTTGTACCACTATATACCCAGATACTACCTTCAGAATAACCATCGTTCGAATCATCATTAACAGTTGGCTCACTAATTGCTGTCAGATTGTTTTTCAACGGGGCTGATAACCCATCTAATTTAATTACATTAACTGGTGACATAAGACCTGCTACAGTGGTAGATGCTTCGTTTGCAACGATTAAATTAGTAGTAACTTTATTAAATTCAACGGCGCTTGCCTTATTTATCTCTTGATCGGAATGATAATGATGAGTTGCATCTCCACCCTGAATTGATGTCAATCCTTCATGACTTGACGTAGCACTAGGAGCAAATTGTGTTACAAATGCACTATCAATCTGTATTGCTACATCTGCGCCTTTTTGTACAATAATTTTACCAACTAGCATTGCATTAGTTGATGTACTTAATGGGGCATTATTAGGAGGTTGTGCTGTTTTTGCTTGATTAAGGTCATAGTCACCAGTACCTAATAATATTATTATATTTTCTGCATTAATTCCCATACCTCTATAAATCCAATTAACTGCATAATTACCATCAGTTAAAGTTGTCAATCCATTTCCATTATCAAATTGTGAATTATTATAAGCAGTAACTATTGAGCCAGTCCAGTTTCCACCTGCGTCAGTAACAACTTGTTCACAATAATTTGTAACTGAATCCACTTGTATTCTTGAATTTCTAAATGAACCTTGCCACACAACACCAGCAGATATTACAACTTTTCTTCCTGTATCTTCACCCAAACTTAATCCAGTTACTCTTTCAAATCTACGAGCTTCCATGTCTCTACGAAGAATTTTATTACTTAAACCAAGTCCTGGCTCATCCCAATCCAAAATATCAACATTTGTATCTCCAACACGTGAAACTGTATATACGACAACATTATTAGAAAAATTTACAGTAGACAAATCTGTTGTGACAGAATATTGTGGAGTTCCAGAATTATAATTTGATACTATATATGAAGTTATTAAATTAGGAACGTTTAATGTTGTTTCTTCTATTGTATGTTCACTAACTTCTCCTGAATAATTTATGGTATGAAAAAATCTATATGAACCAGTAGTTCCTATAGTTACCGTTCCACCATTATTATATGTAATTGTTGGTTTTACCACTGTTCCAGAACCAACTAATAAACCTGAACCAGTTGGACTAACAAATGATGCACCTTGAGAAGCTAATTGTCTTGCATAAGCATCAACTTTACTACTAGTAATAGGCATTAATTATCACCTTCTTTCTTTTAGAAATATTGTCCTGACCATCGCAATTTTGTCCCTAAATTATTCATTACTTGAATAGATTTTATCCCCTGAAAATTATATTCTCTAGATTCATTAGCAGGGACATAAAGGATATATCCTCCAATATTAATATATAGATTTGTATTTTCTGCTTCTATAAATAATGAATTTAAATTTGCTTTGTTTCCATTGGAGTCTGTAAAACTGATTAATTCATTGTTGGATTGTAACACGTACCATGGATCATAGTTAGCATCACCTATTTTATTTGATGGAATACTGCTTATAAAACCACTGTGAAGTAATTGACCTATCATTGTTATATCATTCCTTTCTTTCTTTTTGTTTTAGTTAATAATTGTTTTTATGATTTGTAAAACCATTGTGTCTCAAGGACTTTAGAAGACATAAATATTGGTATTTAGGATAAATCAGTGATTTATTTGATTGATTTAGGATTGGATGTGGGAGAAGGAGTTGGATAAAATTAGTAAAAAAAATAAGGAGAGTAGAGAAGTTTTTTTAGTTCTTCTGCTTCTCTCCTTATTTGTATTTTTTGTTGGATAGGATAAATTATAAACTTTCGAACTGTTTATAATTATTATATTATACTTAGACAATAGGAAAAGACATGTGCCTAATACACATGTCTTTTGATTACTCTATAAACAGTAGCTATCTATTTATAGAAACCATATATTTAAAGAAATTTATTTATATGCGGTTTTAACTTCTTTTTCCGAAATAACCTCTTCTTTAACTATTTTTTCAACTAAATCTCCCCAATTCCAACCAATAGGATCAAATAAAATTTTAATCATTTCCAAATCAAGTTCTTTCTTTAGTTCTTCTAGTTCATAAGTTTTATTTACGTCATACTTCATTGCAGAAGGATGATTATATTTTAAATATTTGTTAGTCATTTTACATCTCTCCATTCTTTTCTAATTATAAACTTGCGCATTGTTTATAATATTTAAGTTCTTTATCTAATATTTCTTCTATTCTATCAAAGTCCCAATATGGTATACGTATTAACTTTATATTATTTTGTTTACAATATTTATTTTTAATTTTATCTCTTATTTTTTGTTCTTTAAATTTCACCAACGCTACTTCCATAGATATTCCACCAAATCTTACTGGCTTAAAATGATGCTGTCCATCTAATTCGAATAAAATTATATTGTCAACAAAAACAGCAAAATCAAAAGACAACTTTCTATTTGTTTTAGGATTGATACAATTTTCAAATTTATATTCAGAGTCAAAATTCAAATCTAATATATTTAATTTTTTTCTTGTAATATTTTCTGCGTTAGATTTATTACAATTCGGACACTTAGACTCTTTATTTAAAAAATCTCTTGGAGTCGTGTCAAATTCACAACCACAAATATTATGTTTCATTAATATTTTTTTATTCCTATTTGTATATTCTCCAATTACTGAATATTCATCTTGAAAAATATTATAAACATCTTGTTTAAATTTCTCCAAAGTTTTCCTGATTCCACCATTGCATTCGGAGCATCTTTCCCCTCTTAAAAAATTATCAGGAGTAACTTTATATTCTGTATTGCATGTAATATGTTTCATTGATATTGAAGTTTGTGCCTGTGTGTATTCTCCAATTACAATATATTCTTCACCAACCAATTCATAAACTTCTTTTTCAAATTGTTCTGTAGTTTTCTTTACATTTCCATAACATTTAGGACATCTTGAACTTTTACTTAAAAAATTATTAGGAGACACTTTCCATTCATAATTATTACACTTATTACAATTATGACGTATTAATATTTTTTGTCCAGCACCTTTATATTCTTCTAAAAAAGTGTATTCATTATTTACTAAACCATAAACTTCTTTCAAAAATTGTTCATTTGTTTTTCTTTTACCCATATTTTTCTCCTTCCGATATTAGAGATTAAATGGAAAGAGACATGTGTATCGGCACATGTCTCACTATTACCTTATATAAAGTTGCAACTTTATATAAGAACCTTATTTATATTAGAAATCATTACTTAAGACCATTGTTCATCGCCAAGAGGAATCACATCAAAGAAAACTTCTTCTGTACCAATTTTATGAGTAAACATTGTACAGTTAAATGGAACATTAGAAGCTTCTCCTGTTTTGAACATTATTTCAAATTCTGGAGTAGGTTTGCATTTATGAACAA